TTAAAGATAACGCATAAAATAAATATAACTTTTGTATAATAAATATGAATTTAATTGATGAATTACAATCTTATATTTTAAATGAAGAAAATATGTGCGCTTATTTAAAATATAAATTTAAGAATACAACAAATGACGAAAATAAAAAATCTAGATCTATAAATGTTATAAACACAAAAAAAACTAATTTATTCATCCCACGTGAACAAGATTCACTTTTTTGGTGTTTTTACATAATAAAAAATGGAGAGATAAAATACGAAATGTTAAATAATAAAAATTCATTACTTACAAAACAATTAAAGATTGAATTTATAAAAATGATTAGAGATAACAAATCAATTCTCAAAACATATAAATTTGATACTATTTCTAATATTGAAAGTAATTTAGTAAATGATAATGTTATAAATATAAAAACTATTATAAGTTTATGTGTTATTGAAAAAATTAATTTGATTTTCGTAAGTAAAAATTGTTATTTTGAATTATTAATGAATGATACGGATGATACTTACATTATTCGTGAAGTTGAAGTTAATACAAAATACAATAAAAAATATGGTTTTGAATTAGCAAATATCGAAACTTTAAATCAAATTAAAAATTCACTATATAAATTAGATTCCTTAGATAAACCAATTAAAGCTTTATCTTCGTATAAAGTTCAAGATTTAATAAATATTGCGAATAAATTAGCTATTGAAACTATAAACAGAGAAACTAATAAAAATAAAACAAAAAACGAATTGTATGAATCAATTATCCAATATTTTTAAATTATAAAAAAATTGAACAATAATTTAAAAATATGTCTAAATATATATATAACGATGAGTTCTAAAAACAATTTAAATTTAGAGAGTAAAACTGCTATTATTATTCCTTTTCGTGACTTAGAAAAGGAACAAAAACGCAGTGAACAATTAAGAAAACTTGTTAACTATATGTCTAATTATTTAAATAATAAAAATTATAAAATTTTTGTGATAGAACAATCTGATGATGGACGTAAATTTAATCGTGGTCAATTATTAAATATTGGTTTTCAATATGCTGAAAAAGAAGGTTATAATAATTTTATATTCCATGATGTAGATCTATTACCATCTGAAGAATTAAAAGAATTTTATATTAAACCACCTACTAATAAACCCGTTCATATTGCTGCTGTTTGGGATAGATATAATCAAAATCCAAATTATTTTGGAGGTATAGTTTCGTTTAATGATATAATGTTTAATACTATAAATGGTTATCCTAATAATTTTTGGGGATGGGGAGGCGAAGATGATGAATTATATAAACGCACAAAAAAATTCTATAATATTTATAAACCACAAAAAGGAAAAATAACTGATCTTGAAGATTTATCATTACAAGAAAAACTTGAATACTTAAAGGAAAATGAATTAAAATTCATGGAAAAAAGAGAAGCTCTTGCTGAACACGAAAAAACATGGAAATCAAATGGTTTAAACTCTCTTAATTTTAAAAAAATGAGTGATAGTTCGTGTGGTAAAAATTGCGAAAAAATTGTGGTTCAGTTGAGTTCAAATAAAGAACCGTTAACACAAGAAGAACAAGGAATTGCTTTAAAAAATGAAGATATAATTGTAGATGAAGAACCTATTGTTGAAGAAAAAAAACCTGGTAAACCTGAAGAATTTGATAAACTTATAAAATTGTTTTATAATTTAAATCCATTTATTCGAACAGATAAAAATTATGAATTAGAGGTAAAATTTGGCACAAAAGGAATTAAAATGTTTACTAAAAACGATTATGATAATGTAATTAAAACATTAAAGTCTTTCGGTTTTCAAACTACTAATCCATTAGGAACATATTCTCTCCGTATTAAAACAGAATTTCTTGACACTACGACAGGAAGATTTAAAATGTCTGATATAAGAACAGAAATCGATGGGTTAATTGCTATAGAAAAATATTGTAAAAGTAATGATATTAAGATCATATATAAAGAACATCAAAATGCTTTAAAATTTATAAACAAGAGAGGTTATATAACACCAGAAAAAACTATGTTAAGAGCATTAGATTTTGATGATTTTAATTTTAGAATTTCATTACAGACTGAAGAAAAAGTTAAAAAAGGTGTTGAAAATAATATAATAGAAAATTGGAGAAAATCAAAGAAAGAATTTCGTTATTTAAATCGAGTTACATTTACTCATCCTGATTATCCAGTATTAGTAGATATTAGTATTTCTAAAGCAGGAAACAAAGGAAAAGATAAACGTGGTTATACAAATATTATTCCAGTTTATACGCTTGAAGAATCAAATGTATTTAATAATCAAGAAACCTATGAAATTGAAATTGAAATTAACAATCAAAATATCGGCCCCGGAACTTATTTTCAAAACCCCAATGATATAGTTACTAGTTTGAGAAAAGTTGTAAAATATATATTAGTTGGTTTACAAGGAACTATGTATCCTGTATCTTATCCTGAACAAGAAGAAGCCCTTAAAGATTATATGAAATTAATATGGGGTGATGATATAGAGCATCCTAAACGAATTACTAGTAAAAATTTTATTGGACCAAATTCAATCACATTACAATTGACTAATATTGCTCCTATAGATGAAAATACAGTTATTCCTAATATTAGAAAAGATTTTGTTGTTACTGATAAAGCAGATGGTGAAAGGCATCTCATGTATATTTCAAAATCAGGAAAAATATATTTAATTAACACAAATATGGATGTCAAATTTACTGGCGCCAAAACATATACAGAAAATTGTTTTAATACATTATTAGATGGTGAATTAATTTATCATAATAAAAATGGTGAATTCATAAATTTATATGCTGCGTTTGATATATATTACATTAAAAAAAAAGACATCAGAAGTTATACGTTTTTACCACGAGAAGAAGAACAAGATGTATATAAATCACGATATTATTTGTTAGAAAACATTATTAATGCCATTAATCCTGTATCAATTATGCATGTAAAAGTTACACAATCTACTGAAAAAATAGAAATTTCACCTATAACAATCAAAATGAAAAAATTCTTTCCGATCTCAACAAAACAAACTATATTTGAAGGTTGTAAATCTATTTTAGATAAAGAAAAACAAGGTCTATTTGAGTATGAAACAGATGGATTAATCTTTACGCATGCTTTTTATGGTGTTGGATCAAATGAAATTGGAAAAGCAGGACCTAAAAATAAAATTACATGGGAATATTCATTCAAATGGAAACCACCACAATACAATACAATTGATTTCTTGGTAACTACATTAAAAGGAGCAAATGGGGATGATGTTGTTAAATCTATATTTGAAGATGGTGTAAGCGCTTCTAGTGCTGTTCAATATAATGAATATAAAGTAATTGAACTAAGATGTGGGTTTAATGAAAAAACTGATGGATTTATTAATCCTTGTCAAGATATAATTGATGATAATCTCCCAGAATTTAAAGAACGTTTTGAAGACAATCAAGCAAATGATTATGTTCCCAAACGTTTTTATCCGACTGAACCATATAATCCAAACGCAGGTATATGTAATATAATGTTAAAAAATGACGCTTCTGGAAGTAAGCAAATGTTTACAAAAAGCGGCGAAGCGTTTATGGATAATACAATTGTAGAATTTGCTTATGATATAGATTTAGATGACGAAAATTGGAGATGGATTCCTTTACGTGTAAGATATGATAAAACAGCTAAATTAAGAAGAGGAGAAAAAGAATATGGTAATTCGTATAAAGTGTGTAATGAAAATTGGAAATCAATACATCCAACAGGAAGAATTACAGAGAATATGTTATCAACTGGTTTAGATATTCCTAATGTTTCAGTCAGCGAAGATATTTATTATAATACACCTTCAGGAAAAATGAAAACTGAAGCATTGAAAAACTTCCATAATCTATATGTTAAAAAAACATTGATAAGTGGTTCCACAAAACAAGGAGATACTTTAATCGATTTTGCTTGTGGTAAAGCAGGAGATCTGCCTAAGTGGATTTCTTCTAAATTATCGTTTGTATTTGGCATTGATTATTCAAAAGATAACTTAGAAAATAGATTGGATGGTGCGTGTGCGAGATATATTAAAGCGAGAAAAGACAATAAACATATGCCATATGCTCTATTTGTACATGGTAATAGTTCTTTTAATATTAAAGATGGTTCTGGTCTATTAAACGATAAAGCAAAACAAATATCGGCAGCTGTATTTGGACGAGGACCTAAAGATGTAGATAAAATTGGAAAAGGAGTAGCGAGACAATATGGTAAAGGTGATAATGGATTTAATGTATCTTCGTGTCAATTTGCTATTCATTATTTCTTTGAAAACCCAGATACATTAAAAGGATTTCTTAAAAATGTTGCTGAATGTACAAAATTAAATGGATATTTTATTGGTACTTGTTATGATGGTAAGCATATATTTAATGAATTGAGAAAAATTAAAATGAATGAAAGCATTCAAATAATTGATGAAGGTAAAAAAATTTGGGAAATAATTAAAAGTTATGGTTCATCTACGTTTGAAGATAATTCTAGCTCAATCGGCTATAAAATTGACGTATATCAAGAATCAATTAATCAATATATTTCAGAATATCTTGTTAATTTCGAATATTTAACGAGAGTTATGGATATTTACGGTTTTAAAGTGATTGATAGAGAAGAAGCCCAAGAAATGGGTCTTCCTGATGGTTCGGGATTATTTAGCGAATTGTTTATTAATATGTTGGATGAAATTAAGAAGAATCCATATAAACAAAGCTTATTTCGTGAAGCACCAAATATGACCTCTTTTGAAAAGAAAATTTCGTTTTTAAATAGATACTTTGTTTTTAAAAAAATTAGGGAAGTTAACGTTGAAAAATTACAATTAGAATTAGGCGAATATGAAGAAATGATAATCGAAAAAGAAAAAGAAGAAACAAAACATGCTATTGTTGTAGCAAAAGAACAAGAAAAAACTCTTAAACCAAAAGTAAAAAAATTATCTAAAAAAATATTATTAGTAGCTGCTACTGAAGCTGTTGATGAAGAAATAGTTAAAAAAGAAATTGAAGAAGCAATTAAAAAAGATGATAAAAGCGAAAAGAAAAAGAGAGTAAAAAAAATCAAACCAGTAACGAGTAAAAAACCAACAGTAAGAATAGAAGAAAACGATTCAGTTTAACAATTACGTAACATACTTAAATAAAATTTATATTATATAATAAGGCATATGAGTTATTATATATTACCAAAAAATATTAATATCATTAATGTTAATCCAAAAAGTTCCAGTATCCCTTGTAACGTTTATTTATCATATTCTCTTTTAAATTATTATAATTCAGTCAAAAATCAAATAATAAATATGTTTCATTTAATAAACGATTTATCGAGCAACAACTATGAAGAAGCTATTACAATTGTAAACCCATATGAATTTATTTTTTCTAAAGTTCCGGGTTCAAAATTTTCAGTAAGTAAATTAAAACCAAAAACTAATTTATTTTACGATTTATTTGAAATAATAAATAATTTAAATATATTTGATAATTTTAAAGAAAATACAATTAAAACATTACATATGTCACCTAATTGTGCTGACTCAATAGAATGTAATGAAATGTTGAGAGAAAATTATAATGACGATTATTTTTTATATAATGATGTTAATTTATATAGTAAATTAAACGATAATAAGTTTGATTATATATTTTATGAATGTAATAAATCTGATTATGTGATGTCATTGTTAATAAGTTTAATTATTATTGTTAAAAATCAAAAATATAATGGTAACTGTATCATTAAATTATCTGATATATTTCATAAACCAACATTAGACATTCTTTATTTTTTAACGTCTTTATATGATAAAGTATATATTGTTAAACCGAGCACAAGTAATATAACTACATTTGATAAATATATTGTATGTAAAAATTTTAGATACAACGAGACAAATAACGCTTATTTAAAATTCAATTATTATACACTATTAATATTTTTAAAAAAGTTTGATAATAGCAATAATTATATTACAGACATATTAGATTTTAATATCCCATATTATTTTAAGTCTAAAATAGAAGATTTAAATATCATAATAGGTCAGCAACAATTAGAAGCGCTAGATCAAATTATCAATATTTTTAAAAATAAAAACAGAGAAGACAAAATTGAAAATATAAAAAAAACAAATATTCAAAAATCCGTATTATGGTGTGAAAAATACAAAATACCTTGTAATAAATTTACTGAAAGAATCAATATGTTTTTACCAATAATAACTGAAACAATATTATTATAAATGATATTGGTTAATAATATATTATTTGTAAGCATTAACGCCTGTTGTAGTATTGTATGTATTTGGTGATTGAGAGAAATGATTAGAACTAAATAATGTTCCTGGATAATACCTGTATGGACTAGGTTGTGTTTTAACCTTTTGATACTCTGGAAGTTGTTTATATGAACAATATTTTTTATTTTCAAATCTACCAGATTGAGAGAAATTTAAAGGCCAAGGAGTATTACAAGAAGGAGCTTTATTTTTTTGTAAATTAGTTATATTATTTGCGTTTCCAGCATATAATTCGTTTGCTGTTACTAATTGAGGTCCTGTGTTGTTATAATTATTAATTGAAGCTGCGTTTGTTGAAATTGTATTAACATTTAATTTAAGTAATCTTGTTGAACTGGATACAGCACCTTGTTTTGCGAATTGATAGTTATTTGGTTTATATACAGTTAATTGACACGCTGTAGGATTTGTTGGACCAGTTGGAGGCATACCCCAATATGGATTATTAATAAATTCTTTAAATATTTCGTTTGCTCGTCCTCTATCTGCTTCTGGTAATCCTTGTATCCAATCAAAAAACCCTTGAATAGAATTAATTCCTGTATCATTAAATTGATCGATTTGAGATTGTGTAATTATATTTTGGTTTAACATAATTCCAAGCAATTGATAAATAAACGCATTTTCAGAACCTTCATATAGTTGTGTGTTTAATTGGCAGTTCGCTAAATATGTATTTGTTAATGATAACGGACCACCTGGTTTTACTTTTCCTTCTGTGGAAATTAAGTATGGATTATTATTGTCATACGGTCCAGGACCATTTGTTCTATAAGATAAAAAATTAAATGCTTTTTGATCATAAGTTTTACATCTATTTTGTAGATATTGTTTCGTAGTTGTATAATAATTCTTCTTCAAGTTAGTACTAGCATAAATAACCCTTTGTCTTGCGATTTTTTCTTGATTACAGCATAATACGCGATTTGTGTTATTGGGTTCTGGATCTTGTGTAATATT